TCACCGTTATAATCTGCAAATTCTATACCTTGAATCCATATTCTTCTACCTGTCGTATCTAAAGAATGTACTGTTGGTATTTTATCTATTTTAAAAGAAATAGGACTATCCTGAACCATAATAAACTTGCCATCTTCTTTTACGTAGTGACTACCCGCTACAGTAACCCCTTTGTAATTATGTATTTCATCAGATGCTTTAAATTGGAACACGCCAGTAACTTCTCCACCTTTAGTTTCATCACCTAATTTAATATCTTTTATTCGTTTTTCTGTTCCATCTAACATTTCAACTAAAGTGTTTGGATCAAAACAAAAACCACCACCAGTAAAACCACCTCCTGTATTACCACCAGTATTACCTCCTGTGTTACCACCTTGGTTACCACCTTGGTTACCACCTTGGTTACCACCTTGGTTGTTACCTGATGGTCCACTATAATATGTATCTCCTGTAGGAGTTATAGATATTGTTGAAGTTGCAGGATTAACAGTATTACTTATAGGGTTTTGATTTACACCTTGTCCTGTAACAGGATCGCCTATAAAAGTATCTCCACCAGGCGAAGTCATTACTGTTCCTTGTATTCCAATAGGGGTTAAACCTGTTGTGTCAATGACATTGCCCTCTGTTAATAAACCTGACAAGGCTGAGTAACCTGCTGTTGGATCACCTGAAGTCATCGCATTAAAAGTATCTATTTCATCTTGTGTAGCGTCACCACTAAATATATCATTTAATAAACCTGCAACTATTCCAAATATAGATGGAAACGGAAGTGAAGGTAATGCAGATGGATCAAATTCACTAAGTGGTACATCTCCGCCTTGGAAGCCATAATATCCACCTCCGCCACCTCCGCCTCCTGCTTGTGGAGTTACATTAGAAGTAACAGGAATTCCAGTTTGCGATTGATAGTTAGAACCAAAAGCTCCAGGCGTGTAGCTGCCAAAATTTACACCAGAACCCATAGTTCCGCCAAACACTGGTATTTGTTGTCCAGGAGCAAGTGACAATCCTGGCATTTGAAACTGGTTTCCTACAAACCTATTTTGAGGAACACCGCTTACAAAATCTGATGCTTGAGGAATATAATTACCTACAGACGCAACGTCATTTGACAATAATCCTGCTGATTCTTGTAATTGTTCTAAAAATGTCATCTATATCCTTCTTTTGTAGCTTCTATATCAATACCTTGTGCATCATTCCATGTTGTGCCTGCTGGTATTTGCATATTAAATTTAAAATATCTTGCACTCTTATGAAACGGTATTGTTCCTGTAGCGTGCATGGTTGCGACTGGTGATGTTGTCGACTGTGAATCACCAACTCTATTTCTTAATGTAAGAGATCCAGTTGCAGATGTTGTATCAACTATTGGCCTAACGTGTGTTACCAAAGATCGGTTTTGTGGAAATATCTCTGTCTCACCTGTGCCTATTTCACAAGCAAGGTTAGTGCCTTCAAATGTTCCAAACTTGTGATCGGTGTCAAAAACACCAAACGACCTCAACCCACCGACAAATATATCACTATCTAGTGGTACGTTGATAGCATCTAAGTTATTAGATCCTGTTGATGGGTAGTTATCTAACTCATCTACAGTAAAGCCTGGAGATATGTAGTTAAATATAAACTCATGTGATAGCTCTGTAATTGACCATCGTTGAGTTTCGTAGTTGTATATAATAATTTTATCAGTGACGCCACTAGCAGTAGATGGGTATGACCAACAAACTAATTTATTTGCATAATCTACAGCAGCTTTAACTCTTTCTCTGTGTGCAAATCTCAGGTCTGACTTAAAAAATCTATCAACTTTACCGTTACCAATAGGTTTAGATGAGTTACCATCTGTAACTCTAAAACCATCTTCTGATAGGAAGTATACAAGATTACCAACCTTGATAACTGTTTTACCTTGTACTGCGCCTATGTTGTCCTCAATACGTCTAAAAGAAAATATAACATTACCACCACGATAATCCATTCTGGTAATTCTATTTTCTTGAAATATCAAACCAAACTGTCCGCCTGTCACACCAGTTACAACACCACCCTCTGGCAGAGTTTCTGAGTCAGCTTGATTGACACCTGCTGTCCAAGATGTTGCGCTGTTAAAAGATGACCACTGTACTTTGTTTTGTGCTGTTGGTTGAAACCCTGTAACCACAAAGTTGTTTACCACTGCTGCGTGTCTAAATGTAGGCGGTGATCCGCTTAATGCTGCAAAGTCAGAAGATGTATCTAGTGACCATGCTTGCGGTGCATCTACACCATTGAAAGCGATTACTGTTTCACCAAACTTTACAAAATCCCAATAACCATTTGCATCCGTGTTAAATGTTGTACCACCACTTTCATCAACAACTGAGTTGGCTAGTAATCTATATAGTTTACTTGAGTCACCTGCAAAAATACTAACCGCACCTGTATCAGATGTAAAAGATGCAGCTCCTTGCGCTCTGTTGTCCAGAGCAGTAGCAGTTGCTTGTGTAATACTTTTAAATGGTCTGTAACTATTTACAGCAGGGTATACATTCTTGGCTTGCGTTGCACCAGGATTTAAATGATCTGGTAAATCAGGAAGCCACTCTCCAAAAGGTACTTGCATTATTTTACGTTATCAAAATTGTTGATGTTAATTCCAGACCTTTGTACTAAAGGTGTTCCGTTGTATTTATCTTTTTCGTCTGCCTCTTCTACTTGTTTTAAGGCGGTTTCATATTGTGCTTTAAATTGTGCAACAGAACCTTGATCCATACCTCTAATAAAGGTAGATGCAAAATACAATGCACCATACAAATAAACATCTGGATGGTTTGTTAAAATATAATTAGTAGCTGTGCTACCATCAAGAGAATCAAATGCCTTGTAAAAAACAAGACTGGCAGTGTAACTTATATCTGGCAACGGACTAAATCTAAAGTTTGACCCCTCTATGGAGTAGGCTTTGGGTAATCCTGTTTGTGATGAACCTTTAGTTTCATACTGATGAAACGGTGTCATGTATTGCAAAGCAATCTTTGGGTTCTGTACTATATGAAAACTACGTACTTGCAAAAACCCTGTTGGCAATGCTTCTGTTTCTGAGTCAATAGTAAATGATGAAACATTCTCCATAGCTCGTATACGCAGTCTGCGGTTTAGGTCTGCCTCAGTCAAATCAATAAAGTCATCAATCTCTGTTGTAAGATCATCTCTAGCAAGAAAGTTTGCTATTGCAGTTTTTAAATTTGTATAAGTATCTAACGCCATTATAATCTCTTATCTCCTGTTCTAAAGAACAAAAACTCGTTACTGTTTACCATTTCTCTAATAATTTTCTTTTGATCGTCTTTGGCAACTTTATACCAATTTGAGTGACCAAATCGTTCTTTTGTTTTAATTTTTAACGCAATCAAAGGTATCTGAGCTATGCGTTGCATATCTCCTTTTTGTTCCACATTGTTTTGTGACCACTTGTTTTGTTCTAGAATATTAGTCGTGTCTTGTGTGTTTTTTACAACAAGTTTTCTTGTGCCTCGATCAATGTGTATATCTTGATTTTTGTCGTAAGGATTGTTCATACAACAACAACTGTACCAGTAACAGTAACAGTTGCTGCAAAAGTGATAGGGCCTGCAAACACTGCACTTGTAATAATTTGATCTTTGTTTATTTCGGTATCGTGTTCGTGTATGGTTTCACCTGCTGGTGCATCACCAATATACTGAACGCCTCCGACTGAAGTTATTGTTGCCATGTTATCTCCTATGTACTAATTGCATCCACGACTGATACCCAAACATCTATACTGTCTGCTGTACCAGCTTGCCCTTTTAGAATATCTCCACTTTGTAAAACAAATTTAGCTCCACCTTGAACTAGCTCTACTGAACTTGCTGGCGGTATTGATAAATCCTTTACAATGTATCTTGTGGTAGAACCACCTTCAGATACAAATACACTTACTGTAACTGTAGTGGTTAAAATATTTGCTAGTCTTAAACCAACAACTGCATCATCACTATTTGATGTATAAATTGTGGTCGCTGAGTTTGTTATCTGAGCGCCATTTGATTCAAAGTCTTGTGCCATGTTTTCTCCTATAAAGCGATTGCCATTGCTACAGCCAGACCTTTGCTTGCTTTGGCATCTAATTGTGTTTGTATTGCTGATGTTACGCCATTAACATAACCAATCTCTGTTGAAGTTGTGGTTGCTGCTGATACATCACCACTACCGTCTGATACTAATGCTCTTGATGCTGTAAGGTTTTCCATCTTACTAAATGCAATAGCAGCACTAGATTTAATATCAGCATTGACAATATTAGTAATTGTATTGTTATCTGAGTCTATTGATTTATTAGTTAGTGTATCTGAAGAACTTGCAGTAATACCACCAATGTCTGATAATACTTCTGCGGTTGATCTACTTTCTAATCCGTTTGCTGTGAACCTAGCGTATTCATCATCTGCAACACTAGAGCTATCAATCTTGACTGCGTTAGTGTTACTAATTCCAAAAGTAAGAGAGGCCTGTCCACCAATATCACTTAGTACTTCACTAGCTGATCTACCTTCAATCGATGTACCTGCGACTCGTAAAAAATCATCATCTACTACACCACTTGTAAAAATAGGAATATTTGTATTTGATATACCAAAACTTAATGCAGCCTGACCTCCTATGTCGCTTAACACCTCAGAAGTGCTACGACTTTCAAGACCATTGGCAGTAAATCGTGCATACTCATCATCTGCTACTGAACTACTATCTATTTTAACTGCATTAGTATTAGAAATACCAAATGTTAATGATGCCTGACCTCCAATGTCAGATAATACTTCGGCAGTAGATCTGCTTTCAAGACCACTAGAGGTAAATCTAGCATATTCATCGTCAGCTACGCTTGCTGAATCTATTTTCACAGCATTGGTATTACTTATGCCGAATGTCAAAGATGCTTGTGCGCCTATATCTGATAAGACTTCTGATGCAGAACGACCTTCAACACTTGTTCCAGCTATTCTTAAAAAGTCATCATCAGCTACGCCAGATGTAAATTGTGGCACGTTGGTGTTACCAATACCAAATGTTAAGGATGCTTGTTTACCATCTATCTGCCCTTGTATATCACTAGATACACCATCTAGTCTTTGAAACTCTGCATTAGATACTGAACCATCGCCTAGTTTTGCAGCGTCTATAGCTGTAGGTAGGTTGCCAGCAGATACGCTTACTACAAGATCAATAGTGCCATCGCCATCTTCATAAGTTGCAGTTATGTCAGTTTCTGTATTACTGCTGAACATAGCACCAACAATATCCTGTAATTCTTCTGTAGTAGTTCCTGCATAAGATTTTAAGTTAACTGCTGTTATCTTTTTAGTTTGTCCTGCATCGGTATCTACAATAGCCAATACATCATCATCTGCTGGTGTAGACAATGCTGTCAATTCACTAATCTTACTATCTGCCATTCTTTACCCTTTTTTTCTTTTTTCTTTGTTTTTCTTTAAGTTTTAGAAGTTCAACAAGTTCTTTGAAAGTCATTTGCCCTGACCTCTGTACTTTTTAAAACTTCTTCTTTTATGTTTATTTTTTGGTCTTGATCGAACACTTTGACCAATAGCTGTTCTTTTTTTTGGTCCTGCTTCATGTTCAACAAAACTCTTGGCTTTACGTGCCATTAGTTAGGTATTGGTCTGCCACTAAATACAGTACCAACTGCCTGTTCTATTTTTATATTATCACCTGCTTGCATGAGCAAGTACGTACCGTCTTCTAACTTAATATTGTCGTTTGGTGTATCTGTGCGTCTATCTCTATACCTATCTTGTCCTCTATGTGAGAATCGAGTAGCAATGGTCATTGTGCAAGTTCTGTGACTCTTGCTGTTCCATCTGTTGAGCCAACTCGTAAGAAAGCAATTTTTGTAGATGGTGTTACTCTAAAATACTCTGGTGTGAATGCAGGTATAATAATACTAGAAGAGGTTGCTGTAGGTGATGTTGCGTTCATTTCCACGTAAGCGTCAACGGTTGTAACAATTCTTATTTCTCTTGTTTGTCCGTTAAAGGCGTTTGAACTTGCAGCAGAAGAGCTACCAACAGCCACTGTTTGTGTAGTTCCAACTTTAAATGTAGTAGGTGCTTTATAATCAGTCATGTTTACTCCGTAAGTTCTGAAATATATAATGAACCGTTACCAGAGGATCTAATTACAGATATAATATTACCTGGTGATACTTTGTAATATTCAAAGTCTTTTGCCTGTAGTGGTGTCATAGCAGCAGTTGCTGTAACAGCAGGATTGCTAATTGATATATGGCAATCTGTTGTTGCGTACAATCTTACATATCTGCATTGTGCTGATATAGCTGAACTGTTTGCGGCACTAGCTGTGTAGTCTACCTTCTGTACTGTTCCTGTTAATTTATAATACATAATGTTCCTTAGAATGATTCTAAA